TGGTGGATGATAACTGAAGTTAACAATATACGTAACCCATTTATCTTACCTGAACCTGGGTCAACAATAAGGTATATCAAACCTGAGTATGTACAGTATGTACTCAGTCAAATTAAAGCACAATTAGTATAATGACAGAAAATATATATAAAGCAATAGACCCGTTTATACCACCATTGTTATCAAATGATGTAACATTTGATAAGAGTGAATATATATTCTGCGTGGTTTTAATTAGTGGTGAGGGGCCATTTTTAAATTTAACTACCGAATCAGTAGTAGGTTTAAATATCAACGACAACTTAACAAAGTTTACACATACCGGTGAATTAGTTATATTAAATGATAATGATACAATTGAACGTGCATATAACAACCCAGGTGAGTCATATACCACCCGTCAAAAGGATTTAGATCAAACAAATTTGGAATTCTTTTTTAGAGGTGATGGTAGGGATTTAGTATTGGTATTAATTACACCTAGAGACTCTGATGTATCTAACGAACAAGATATACCATCTATAAACAATCCATTTACACTTAAATTTCTTTTTAGCGTAGTTAATATAAGTGATGAAATTACAGCAAGTGGTAAAAAACTTAAAATTTTAGCACTGCAAGATTTGGATGAAAGAATTTTGCATGAAAAAAATCTCGATTTTTCCACTACAACATTAATACCCGACAAAAATGTTGCCAATTTAAATAATATAGATAGAGGTGTACTTACCGGTACTATAATAAAACATATTTTATCTTTAACATTAACACAGAACGGTAGTATCACTAATACCAATGAAATAAAATATGCTGACAACGATGCGTGGGATGATGGAGCGAGCACATTTTTTTATTCATCACCAGCACCATATAATGCATATCAAGACTTATATTACGTGTTACAAAGACATGTAAGTAGAGAAAAATTTGACCCATGCATATTACGAAAAGAACGTAATAACACATGGTCATTAATGGGTTTATCTAATTACTTTAAATATAGCTATAATAAAACAACAGACGGGGCGGGTATATTACATATAGAAAAATTTCTATTACAATCAGTAGGTGAATCAGTAAATGTTGTTTTGAAAAAAACAAGAACACCGACAAATATAATTAACAATACTGGGTTTTTAAATAGTAGTTATATTTCAAATTTTAGACTATATTATTCTGATGCAACTCACTTGCAAGATAATATTCTAACTCACATAGTGCATTCATATAATTTAAACGATAAACAATTTAATATCGATTTAGCTAGAAATAATGTGGAAAGTGTTCTACAAACATATGATGATTTATATGTTAAACCTTTAAAGGGTGAAAATAACCAACCCGCACCTAATTTTTATATTAACCTTATTCGTAAAAATAATAAAAATGTTAAGAATGTATTTACACTTGTTGATTATAGTATTGATCAACGTTTAAATTGGGGTCGTAATTTAGCATTATTAAATGCATTGTATAAAAATCTCACAATTGAATTTACCATACAAGGGGTTACAACTAGACAAGCTGGTAGATTTATCAGTATTGATAGAGATGATGCATTACCTTCATCAAAGTTTGATGATCGTTTATTAGGTATATGGTTTATAGTTAACGTTGAACATATATTCACGAGTAATTCATATCAGAATAAGATAATTGCTGTTAAAACGTATAATTTCAGCCCAGTTGGTGGTAACTCTAACATTGAATAAATAATAGTATGCCGAGTAGTCAATACTTTAAAACTATAGATCCTTATCTATATAACGTTAATTTATATTACGATAAAAACTATTATCAAAAATTTTCTAACTATTATAAAGTATTAATTTTCGGTATTGATACACTTAAAACGTTTATTGACTATAATAAGTCTAAAGAATTAAACAACACAATAGCAGCTAGAATAGATTTATATAATGAATTGAATAAGACTGAGATGGATAAATTCGATCAGTTACAATTTAAAATATACTGGTACGAGAAATTTTTTAATGATTTTAGTATTATACGTGAAGAATTTTACAAACAAAGTAAAGATAATATTTACTTCAAACAAATTAGTGATAGTATTGGGTTGCTTAGGAATTATTTTACGGTACCCGATGATTCCACTTTATTAATCAAAGATACAGATTTTGAAATACAATTTGCTAATGGTATACCTGCTCCAGTCAATGTAGGTTCAAGCGCGTTTTCAAAACTTAGAACCAACACTATTGCTGTTACAATACAACTCAATTTATTAAACACTATTTTATATAGACAAAATATGTCAAATGTGCAAGGTAATTTTGCATACCCTACTGAAGCACATGGTGAGAATCTAGTAACTGATTACAACCATATTAACAAAATTAAAAATATTGCTAAAGAATCTTTAGAAAAAAGTTTACGCACATATTACGGTAAATTGTATGATTTAATTCTTTTTTACGAAAATTTTAATTACGGTGATTATGAGAAAAATTTAGCAAAAATGGATAAAGGTGCTATAGAAATAGATATAGAGGGTACGATTAAAAAAGTAACGTATTTACAACAAGAAGCTGAACAATATATAAACACTGTTAACTTATATTCTCTTTTGACTGCTCAGGCTGTGAGTTAATTTCCACGACTGTATTTTCAGGTGGTACAAACAATTGTTTAAATATTTCATCTCTGGTATATTTGTTTTTTATAGCATCCGGTTTTTGTTTTAATGTTATATCTAGTAGTTTAATTTCTTTAATAGTATCGTTTTTCTTATTACTAATAACCATTTTTGTTAATGTATCTAACGTTGAGGACGAAGCTTTTACAAGTTCAGCTAACGAAGCAACCTCTTTAGCATCAGGTGCAGCCTCAACTAATCTCTTTAAATATCCAATAGTGCTAGTGGTATCATTTATAAGCTGGCTAGCTTTATCAATAACAAATTGTTCAAGATTTTCTTTTGACACTGACGTTTGCTGTGCTAATTCATCAATATTGTTAGCAGCGGTATTGATTCCTTGAAGCTGTGATATTAATGAATTTATATCGGTAGTATTTTCAGACATACAATTATTTATTAATAATTAAACAGTTGATATTCCTATATCAACCCTATATACTACATAAAATATGATAGTAGACAAATTGATAAAAATTGAGTTTTTACGCGAACACCCCGATGCTATTTTACCTTTTAGAAATCATCCTGACCCATTTACTGGTGATACTGGCTACGATATATTTTCTGTGGAAGCTGTCACCGTACCTAAGCACAATAGTGTTGTAGTACCTGTGGGGTTAAAGTTGGCATACGTTACACCGGGCTATTGGTTTAGAATTGAGCCACGTAGTGGTCTTGGGTTTAAAAAGAATATTCAACCCCATTTAGGTATAATCGATAACCCATATAGGGGCAATATGGGTGTAAAGTTATACAACTTCGGTGATTTTGATGTAACTATTGACAAAGGTGTTGCAATTGCTCAATTTGTAATATATCAAATACATACAGCAAATGTATCATGGACTGATAATGTAACCGAAACCAAACGCGGCGAAAAAGGCTTTGGAAGCTCAGGTATATGATACTAATTGTTAGCACAACAAGAAGTGATTTAGATGGTTTAAAACAAACCTCACTTACCAAATCACTCCTTACACGTCATCAATCAATAGATTTTGAACATGTTAATGTTGATGATCAAAAAGGTGCACGTGCTAATTTAAATGGGTTGTTAGATATATTATATATCTATGAAAATACAACACCTATAGGTAAAGTATATAATAAGGCAATTAGATTTGCACTTAATAATACCATTTACTCAAAAATACTTTTTGTTCACGATGATGTAATAATAGAAGATAGATCATTTGAACAAAAAGTAATTGAGGGTTTAAAAGTTTATGATATTATAGGTCTCGCAGGTGGTAGTAATATTACAATTAAAAGACCCTGTTTGTGGCATATAATGTCTAAAGAGAGATACGGTACTGTAGGTCATTTTATTAACGGTCATTGGTATGGTACAACCTTTGGGCCTTCTAATAATCGAGTAGCACTTATTGATGGTTTGTTTATCGGTATATCTACAGATACGTTAAGAGAAAAACCACTACTTCGTTTTGATGAAAAATTACCAGGTTTTCATCATTATGATATTGATTTTTGTTTAGCTGCAAATGAACGTAAATGTAAAATAGGTGTTGTGCCAATTATAGTTACACATCATTCACCGGGTTTACTTTCATTTAACGATAAAAAATACCAAACATCAGAAGATTATTTTATACAAAAATACAAATAAAAAAAGGCGCTCACTTGAGCGCCTTACTGTTTTATTTTAAAGATTACTTACCCTTCTTGACAGATGTAACTGTAGAGGTTGTAGTGGGTTTGATAGTTGTTGCACTCGTAGGTTTGGTAGGTGCAGCAGTAGCCTTAGATTTAGATGTTGCCATACAAACGTATTTATATATTGATATAATACTTTCAACTTTCTATTGACTTTTTTACAAGTTTATTTAAAATTAAAATATGTTAGAATTTAACTCTCTTTGGGTGGAGAAATATAGACCTAAACTATTGTGCGATATGGTGTTAGGTAATGAAAATAAGGTTTTTATTGAAAAATATAGAAACACTGATATACCAACACTTTTATTCACGGGTAACCCTGGTACAGGTAAAACAACGTTAGCTAAAATTATAGTAACAGAATTACTTAACACACAATACCTATATATTAATGCTTCTGATGAAAATGGTATTGATACTATACGTACCAAAGTTGTAGGTTTTGCACAAACGAGAGGTTTAACTGAAAATGTTAAAGTTATTATTCTTGACGAGGCTGATGGTTTATCACCAGATTCGCAAAGAGCTTTACGTAATGTAATAGAAGAGTACAGTAAACATACCAGATTTATATTAACTGCTAATTATAAGCATCGTATAATTGACCCATTGCGTAGTCGCTGTCAAACATTTGAATTAACGTATGATAAACTAGCAGTCACAAAACGTATACAATATATTTTAGATCAAGAAAAGGTAACTTATGATAAGTTAATACTTGATCAAATTGTTAAAGAATTTTTTCCTGATATTAGACAAATAATTAACAAAATACAGAAACACACTGTAAACGGTTTACTTCTTAAGGATAGCGAGGGTATTAGTAATGGGTTTGTACAGGATATATACAAATTAATAATTTCAGGTCACGTATTAAAAGTCAGGCAGTATATGATACAAAAGCAAGAGTTATTTAATAACGACTTTCAAAAGCTTTTGCGTGAGTTGTTTGATTATATCGATACGCAAACAATAAAAGAAGACAATAAAAAACTCGCTTTAATATGTATACACGACTACATATATAAAGCGAGCTTTGTTGCTGATCAAGAAATAAATGCTTATGTATGTTTTATCAATTTAAGTAAATTATTAACGAATACCTAAGTACATTGAAGTATATGACTTCTTACCACCTTGATCTTCTATTTTGTTTTTGTTACCGTGTGGTATGTTAACCTGAGTATTTTGTAAAGTTAAATCAGAGTCAGACGTCGCAGACCCTATGGTTGGGGCTTGCGACGTTTTCCTTGTTTGATTTTTAACTATTTCTTGTTCATCTTCTTCATATTTAGCTACTTCAACTGGTTTAATCTGTTCTTTGTTATCATATTTAATACTACCTGCAACAGGTGTAAGATTAGGATAAACATCAATTACTTCTACACAGTCAGGTGGGCATGTTACATATTCATGAAATTTGCCTGGTGATACTTCTTGTGAGAGATCTAAATCAACAATACCTATCATGTTATCATCATTACCAGGCTGTGCTGATGGGTAATGATTCTTAATATTAGATACACGTATAGGTAAATCAGAAGATGAATACGTGATAAGCTTTCTCTGCACTTCATCGTTAAGTGCTTTGAAGGATGTTAAGTTTTTGAAATTTTTCTTAAACTTAACAATGTCACCCACTAAAAAGCCACCTCTAGTATTTCTATTTAAGGTGCTCTCTAAAATTTTTAAGAATTTTTTGTTCACAATATTATTTATGTTCTCGACTTAAAAATTAAATAATGATATGGGTAATATCAATTTATCCCAATTAACCAATACAGTAGTATCAAGCTCTGGATACAAATATTCAGATCTTAATCTTGATATTGATTCACAAAATACGAGAACTGATTATCTTAACGCTAACTATTCAAATAACGACCTCAAGGCGCAATACGACCTTGGAGCTATTAAAAATAGTATACGTAATATATTTATAACATTTCCCGGTCAAAAGCTGTTAAATCCAACGTTTGGATTAAACTTAATGCAGTTTTTATTTTTACCAATATCTGAGGTAACTGCTAATTTAATAGCGCAACGTATAGTTAATGGTATAGTATTAAACGACTCCAGAATTGTTGTTAAAAAAGTACGCGTAGAAGCAGTGACAGATGAAAATAGATATAATATCATATTAATGATTACTGTACCATTTATAAATACATATACGATATTCACATTAAAAGGCACACTCGGTAGCACCGGTTTTAACTTTTATAACTTTTAAATATGGCTAACAACATACAAAATTACAATTTAAGCAACACAGGTTATGCAGCATTTGATGCTGTGTCTCTCAAAGATATAATAATTGAGAGATTATCTCGTAACAACGTATTCACAGATCAAAATTACGAAGGTAGTAATTGGAGTGCGTTTATTGATGTGGTATCCGTATCGTACCATTATTTGATTTATTACCTCAATAAGAATGCTAGTGAATCTATTTTTTCAAAAGCTCAGATTTACGAAAATATAAATAGTATTGTTAAAAGCTTAGATTATAACCCGCTTGGACCACAAACTTCAGTGTTACCATTTGAAGTGCAAGCTAACGCTGCATTAGCACCTAACATATACACAATACCAAGATATAGTTATTTTGCATTCAATGGTATCAATTATTCATTTACATCAGATATTACATTTGCTAAAACTGAAACCGGTGCACAATTATTAACTGATTTTTCTAATAAGAATGTTTTATACGAAGGTAAAATTCAAGAATACCCTCTCTACAGTGCATTAGGTGACAATTTTGAAGTTATTACATTAACTGTATACGATACAGTTAATAATATTAATACTATTATAGATAATTTTAATATTTTTGTTTACGTTAAACAAGCAGGTACAACAAAATGGGAAGAGTGGAAACGTACAACAACATTATACACCGAATCAGGTAATGCAAAAAGATTCTCTGTAAGATTTAATGAGAATCAACGTTACGAAATAAAGTTTGGTAATGATATAACAGGTAAGAAATTAAATGTAGGTGATTCGGTTGCTGTGTATTATTTAAAAAGTGATGGTACATCAGGTGAGATTGCCGCAAGTGTATTAGATAGCAACCCTCTTTTCTTTTATAATACACCTCAGTTTGATACAATCCTTGCTGATGTTAAACCATCAACAATAAATTATGCAACCACCACAGATGTTAGTAATTTAACATTCACAAATACGGTTGCATCTACACCATACAGTAACCCTGAAACAGTCGATCAAATTAAAATAAACGCTCCCCAGTTAGTGCGTTCACAATACAGACTTGTTACAAAAGATGATTATCAATCATTTATAAATCGTAATTTTAAAGGTTTTATACATGATGTATATGTTTCTAATAATACAGATTATCTTAACGGTCAGTATGCATATTTAAAAAGTATTGGATTAAACAATAGTTTAGAAGATAGTAGAGTTTTACAAAATCAGGTGTTGTATGGTACATCAACATCATTTAATAATGTGTTTATTTACCTCGTACCAAAACAAACACCGCAAAATTCTACACAAGCAAGAACCAATTTTTTAACAAGTTCTCAAAAACAAATTATTCTTGATGAGGTAAACCAGGTTAGTATGCTTACTACTAACCCTATTGTTTTTGACCCGGTGTATATAGCGTTTAATTTAGGTATTGCTGCATCACAAGTATACACAGTTGAAGAAGTTGTAAGGGATAGCTATTTAGAAGTTATCGTTGATGATAATATAACCCGTACAAAAACATCTATAATTCAAGATATAGCAAATACAATTACTAATTTCTTTAGCTTATCAAACAACGTGCTTGGACAAACTATTGATTTTGATCGTTTATCAAATCAAATATTAGCTGTATCTGGAGTTTTATCGTTTAGCACGGTAAACGGTACTATAAAACGTAACGGTGTAAGTTTAATTTATTATAATGCAATTTACCCTGAAGGCGACAAAAACATAACTCAACAAAACTTAACGTTGCAGAAGTTTATGTTCCCTTATTATTATAATGTAACAGATCTTATTAATAAAATACAGGTTTATTACGAAAAAGAAATAATATAATATGGAACAATCAACCGGATATCTTAATTTTAAAGTTTACGATGTGTTTAATAATATATCGTTATCAGCTTATACATTATCAAATACCCCGTTGACTTTTGTACCTCTGTTTGACACATATAATTCTAACATTTATAGTAATCAATATTTGTTGTGGGATTTTAGTGATGGTACCTATTCAAAATCTATCACAGCAACCCATCATTTCACAACACCAGGGACGTATAACATTACTTTAAAGTTAATTAATAAATTGGGTGAAGGTATTGTAGACTTAGTAAACCGTACTGTTGATATATTTGATTATGTGCCTGATAAACTTAGTGTATATAATTCAGGTTTTTCAATTTTAACCGCTGGTTCTTATTCACCACCTTTTACCGTATATAGATACAATAGTTGGCAAACCTATGAAAGCACTCAAGGGGTGTATTCAATAATACCCTATGCAAGCGGTGGTGTTAGCCCAAGATATGATGTATACAATTATTCAAAACAACCTTATTCACATCTTATACCTACCCACCGATTCGTTATAAGAGAACAAGTAGGTGTTCTAAATATATTTGACGATATTATTGTTGATAGGTTTGAAACATCTAATGATAAAATTTATATATCATTAGACACAGTAAACAAAACTTATATAACTACAACATACGAAACACCTAATTCTGTATTTGCTGGTACATCAGGTGTTAAAGATGTTTATTTTGTTGACGATTTACCAACTTCATGTACAGGTTCATACAATATATTTTTCACTCTTGATACAACCGACTTTGATCAGTCGATAATTAGACCAAACTTACCCATCTTAAATGTTAATTCAGTGGTATATACATTTAATTATGTTGCGACGAGTAACCCTGTAAGTTTAAGTGTAACTTCAAATGGTATTGTTGGTGAAGGTCAAAATTTAAGCACGTTTGATATCAATGGCGCACAATTAAAAGAAGGTGTTTTATCATTTGTTGTAAGACCTAGAACAATAGATAATTATTCAGTAAGTTATATACCATTAAGTGCTTCACCATACCCATTTAACATATTTTTTATCAGTGCAATACCCAATGCATTGTTTATAGGGTTAATCAATAAAAACGGGGAACTTATAACAAGTTACACCACACCTACAACATCAATACAAATTCAAAACCCTATTTACAATGATGTCATACCTACATATGTCAAAGGTAAAATTTATTTGAGTAATGTACCCGCTGCATCATGTGAAGATATTAGAATTTTTGCTGTTGGTGCTCTTACAAATTTACCACCTTCTTATACTGATAATACCGGTAATATATTTTACAACCAAGCTATATCAGGTGTAAGTCAACCGTTTACTATCTACAATAAGAATAATTACGGTAAAGTTGCAAAAGTGAACGAAAATTTTGATAGTTATAAAGCCTATGAATCATTAGCAACACAACCTACGATAGCTGAAAGTAATATTTTAGTTCAAAACGTATTAGGCCAAATAGGTGGTGATATTGATGCTAATTTCAATACTTTAGGTAAACGTATATACGAAAAAATTGCTAATTACGTGCCTAATATATCAGATATAGATACCTGTAATATCGAATCATTATTTTCACAATGCGATCTATACGGTGTCGATACCATAAAATACGTTAAAGAAGATTTACTCACACGGTACCCAGCAGAAATATCAAGATTAGTAGATATATTTTCGATTAAGAGAAATTATCTTTTCGGTACCCGTAATAATTGGAATGAAAATTTAGATAAACGCACTAATGTGTTTAATCAAGTATATGGTATAAACACAAATCTTCAAACACCGTCATACAGTAGTCAGGTTGAACCACTTAATATTGCTACGGCAATACTTGATAGAAATAATCAGTATATTGTAGCATACGAAAACTTTACAAAGTTGTATAGTTTACAGCCATTATATATAGATGCACTATCTGCACAAACGTTTCCATTATCATCTATAGATATTACATGGGGTTGGAACCTTGTTCTACCTGAAGATTTTTATACTGAAACTGCTGAGACGAGAGTAGTTTTACTTGATAAATACTACACATTCTACAAATGGAATAATTACATAGATGGTACAATATTAGACAGTGTAATAAATTGGGATGATTCGATAAACACTCAAATAACTTTTCCTAACTACGAACAATATCCAGCATGGAATAATCCAAGTTTATTAAGTTCATGGAATGATAGCACATTATCTGCATGGTATATAGACAATGGTTATGTGGATAGAAACATAATATTCACATTAAGTGAAGGAGTTGGTATATTAAGTGGTGCTGATTGATTTAGCAATAAATACTAATAATGCCAATTGATATACAAAGGTTTTCGGAATACAGACCTAACGATTCAATAACATTATTAGGCAATGTATATATAGCTAAGGATTATCAAAGTCCGTTTTCATTTTCTTCTTGGCTAGGTAGTTTTAAACAGTTTAATGAAACACCTGAGGTATATATCGACTCATATAGAAGATATTTGTCTGAATGGTATAAGATTAAAAATAATATCATTCTCACAAATGAGCAAACAATAGTACTATCATATATAACTATTTTCTATGATTTAAAATTAACTTATTTTACACAAGATGAGAGAAGATTTCTTACAACATTAGATTACAATAGTAAACAAGATATAGATATTGCAATACCATTCTTTGCAAGAAAAATAAAAGCTATATGTAGAGATTTAATAGATCTTCGCGAAAATGTAAAAGCTCAACCTGTAAAACTCAATTTAGGTGGTACAAGAGAAACTCTACAAAATGTAATATTCAATACAATCTACACATCATATAATGATACCGAACTTAAATCAGAATTTTATAAATCTGATATTGACGGTACCTACATACTAAACAATACACGTGTTTTAATTGAAGATTTATACGACGATACTGACTATTATAATTTATCAGCATATTCACAACAAATAGAGATAGATAGTAACTTATTTTTAAATTTTACTGATGCTATAATTAACGAACTTGAAAACATTCAGTATATAGTACCCGAACTTTCAAAATATCTAACATATACACCTACACCAGACCCTAATGATTTATTTGCTCTTTATGATAAAGACTACATTAACACAATTAATGATGGTTTATCATCTAATTTAAATTTACTAAACTATAAGAATTTAATACAAGAATTTGCTGGTACTAATTTTTATTACTTAAGTACAAATAGTCTATCTCAGTCTGTAACAGGGGTATTATTTGACACAACTTCTGACAGTGCAAATGATCAAAATATTTTTAACATCAAATTTGCAATTAAACAATCTACTGACAATTTATATTCAGCAAAAGATGTAGGTGGGTTTTATTTACCCCAACGTATCGGTTTATTATATTACAACCCAATAAAGTCTTCATTTAGTTTAAACACTCAATCATTACCACCTGATAGTGTTATAATATTTCCCGATCCTGCAGTATACCCATATAGCACATCTGGTCAAATAAGCTTTGTATACAATACTACAGTTTTCAAACATACTTTATCAGATCAATATATTTACGGTGATATAAAAAATGATGAAAATCTACCTGATTTCAAAGGGTATCAAAGTTTAAATCAAAGTTTAGAATTAGACTTTAGTAATGTAAGTAAACCATCAGACAGTGTTTCATTTTTTAAGAATAATAAAAACAATATTTGGTTAAACCCTGATGTATATAGTACAGCTAATAACGCTATATACCCTGTAAATAATAGACAACAAAAACTTTTAGTAGATAATAATGCAGATATTATAAAGTTTAAAACAGATGTTTACGGTAACAGTTATGCATTATTCAAAACAGTATTTATAACTACAAATATCACCTCAAAGTCTGAGGTAACGTATATTTGCAATCATTTTGATGGGTTCTTTCTTAACTGGCCTAGATATTCTCAACTAGACTTTAATTATACAGCTACAACACCGGAAATAGATGGTTATATAAGAACCGGTCAAATTGCTAATACATTTGATCAGTTAAGTTCAGTTAATTATTACTATTTTAATCCTCTCACTAAACTTATAAATGTAAATCAAATACCTGAGTTTGCTTTAAGTGGTAGTTACTACTATGTATTCGGTGGTTCGTTTAACGATTTATATTGTAATATAATAGACAACCCAATATATGTTGGAACTGAAACATATGATGGTCACACATTTATAAACGAATACAATGGTGTAAAATTATATGAAACACCATCTACTGATTCACCATTATGGCCAGGTAGTATTAGCAATGCATTAAATTTATATTATCAAGTATTGGTAGAAGGTGGTGTTAATAATTACGCATTAAGACCTACATTTACACAACCACCAACATTTAAACCGGCAGCATTATCGGGTACAGGTTGGACATTTACAACAGAAAATAAAATTATTGAAGGTGGAACATTTGTATATGTGAGAGTAGAGAACGGTCAAGTTATAAACTACAATCCTTTTGCTTTAAGAGCAAATGATTTTTATAGTCAAAATATACCATATTACAATAACATACTTTCAAGCTCTACCACACAATACAGTTATGTTTCAGGATTATCGAGTGATTTAGATATTTACACAAAACGTAATATCATATTAGGTGATGTTTATGTAAGATCAGGTAACAATACAATTATATCTAATGTATCTGATGCATTAAGTGCTAATTTTGTGCGGTTCCCTGTAGTGGTGAGAGATGAAGTAAAAAACAACTTAATAGATTTCGATATAATTTATGATACATTACTCATTGAAACAGATAATTATAGAGTAATTGATCGGATAAATTACGATTACAACACTAATAAGTTTATAGGTAATTTCTTACCAGCAATTTATATAACACGTAATCAGAATGATTTATCGATAGATAAATTCGGTGATTATTTTTATAACGAAGATTATAAGAATGTTTTATTTTTCAATACAACTCTTTCAAATGCTGTATCGGGTAATTTAAAAATTATATACCCAACAGTGTATAAATTTGATTTAGCAAGCTACGACTTCAAACAAATATATCCAAATCCAAATACTAATTTAACACAATTTAGTATGACGAGTTACCTTTCAAGTTTTTATACAAATGGTTTGTTTGATAATTATCAATATATTTTCAACCCACAAAATTGTGATGATCCTACGGTAACGTATAATGAAGTTGCAGATACATATACAATGGTTACAAAAATGTATGATAATGCTGGAGCGTATTGTATTCAAGAGCTTCAATTTAGATTTATAGCAGGTATATTTACACTGTTAACTAATAAATGTTATTTTGGTGATGAACTTATAAGAGATGAAAGTTATTCTAATAGTGTAAGCGCAACATTTTTAGACTATATAACACCTCAAGTAGGTTTAAATATTGGTACCTGGGATCAAACAGCTGGGTTATATAAATTTTAAACAACATGAATTTACCAACCGATACAAAATCATCGAGTATAGTTCTCAAGTCGGGTTATAATACATTAACGTTTGACCCTAGAAAAGACATCTCTGTATCTATCGACTATTCTTTCTTTCAATCCACAAGTGCTTTAGGTGGCGGATTTTGTATATTTTTTATAGGTAATTCTTTACAACAAGTAATTAGCGGTACACCTGGGCCTGGATTAGGTTATGCTCCAAGAACAGACTACGTACTTAACGGCGTTACAACCAACCCAGGTGTTGAAGGATCTTACTTAGCTGTTGCTTTTGATGTTGATGGTTATTTTGCATTATCAGGTACAGGTATAACAGGTGGTACAAATAACCCAGTACCAAACAGTATAACAATTAGAGGTGGTGAATCAGATAACTATAGTTTTATAGATAACAGTGGTAGTTTGAATCTTTATCCAAATACAAATTACCCCAACACATCAACTTTACAGCTTAGCACATTACAAGACGAATACAAAACAGTACGTGTAAATTTACTTAATTTTTGTAAAACAGTGACAGTTGAATTTAAAAATAATAAAGGTGAGTTTGTAACATATTACACTAAAGATGTAAATCTCACCCCACCGGGTAGTTTTGTTCGTGCAGGGTTAAGTTATTCAACGGGTGTATCAGGTAATAACAATTTTTGGATAAAAAACTTAAATTTTAGAGGTGTGGAGGGATATGCTACACCTACACCTACGCAGACTGTAACACCAACACAAACAAGAACAACAACTCAAACACGTACAAGCACTACAACACCTAATATTACACAGACACAAACACCCACAAGAACAAGGACACAGACACCAACACAAACCCGGTCCAGTACACCGACACAAACAAGAACAAACACTCAAACATCTACAAGAACCAGAACACAAACTCCTACTCAAACACCCACACAGACTTTAACATCAACACAGACTAGAACTAAAACACCTACACCCACTGCAACAAGAACAAGAACGCAGACACCAACACAAACTAAAACACCTGATATAACACCTACACGTACACGTACACCTAATGTAATTGTACCTACACCAACCCCGACACCTACACGAACAAAAACATCGGTGGTGACAAATGTCCCAGGTGGTTATTGGATTAAACTGATTTTAGACAATCCCGATACATCATGCCAATTAAATGTCACCAATTCAGCTTATTATAACACTGTCTTTATTGGTGATGAACCAGGTTATTCAGATGGTGCCATGTATGGTACTGGTCCGGTAGCGCCTAGTATAATTGCAGAGGAGACAGTTATTTTATCATCAAGAGAATTAGGATTAGTATACGTTGATCCTCAATTTATGGCAAACGGTTCACCTTATATGGATAGTATAGGGTTTAGAGTTACATTTGACGACTATGGTTTAGTTGATGAAACTTGCCAAATTTTACGCACTTTAACTTTCGAAATATCTTACAGACAAATTAGAGATACTATATCAGCTCAAGTTAATTCAGGATTACATACTGGTCAACCTGCTGACCCAGTTATTTACACTATGAGCCCTTCATAATAAATATATAAAATGAACCAAACAATTTACATTAGTTCGACAGAAGATAATGCTGCTTTATCAGCATACCCTGTAACTAGTGGTTATTTATTTTACGTTGTTGATCAAAATTCATTATTATTAACATCAAATTACTATAGTAACACTGCGCAAGGTATAACTAATTTTAGTGATAATGATAGTTTTATTACAGATTTGACCACATTATCTGGTGGTACGTTTACAGATTATGAAGATGGCTATTTTAACTATACAAGAATAACATCATTAACTGCAAACGAATTATATAGTGAAACTAACCCTATACGATTTATTTTATCTGGTATACAAGATACAGAATATAATATAATTAAAATAATATTTGATAAATTTGGAGATAATACTGTAACTACATCCGTTGAAAAAGACTTTTATTTAACATATAACGATACTAGCGCTTTGCAAATATTAGAGGAGACAAACGAATATAAAAGCCCCAAATATAAGATATTTGAATCTCTATATCAAACAATTACGGCATCATTTATCAATACCTACACCCCAAAATTTTACGTATATAGAGTGAATGGGGTAATAGATGTTATAACAATACACATTACAGTTGCAAAGAAAAGTTTTCTTACAATAACGCAAAATTTTAGAATTATAGATATTTACAATACAGATAATAACACTATATTAATTAAAATGCAAAACCCAATCACCAATCAAATTTATTTCACAACGCTAAGCGGTGGTTGATTTCAATATACTGTATTATAAAGTATATAAAATGTAAATATGAAGAATTACATTAACGAAGAAGAGAAAAAGAAACAAATAGAACAAATGTGGGAAGAGTATGAACGTTCTAATAGAACGCATACACCTGAACAACATAGTAACCCGTCTAATGATTTGGATTACGATGTAACTGTAGATAGCAACATATATGAAGACATCTCAGATAAAAGAGAACACGGTAACAAGCGTAAAAACAAACAAGGTAAACAGAACAAAAAGAAAAATAAATTTTCAAAAATTCCAGACGAAGATTATATCTGATTTTTTAAAACTATATAAACATTTAAATAAAAAGCTATTTGATAATAGTTTACCGCTATGTCAAATAGCTTTTTACCCTATACAAAATACATATGGAGAGGTATATGTTAAAGCATGTACGTTTAATAATACACAACATCCTTTTTTAGTACTAAACCCTTGTTATTTTAAAAAAGGGGTTGAATACATAGCGGAGATACTAATACATGAAATGGTGCATATATATTGCTCAACACATAAAATTGAAGATGTAAACCGTGTCAACGGTTACCATAATATACAATTTAAAGTGGTGTGTGGTAAAATTAATTTAAAATGCAAGAAAGACAAAAACGGGTACGATAGGACATTTTACACACCACAATTAAAACAGACAGTAAACAATATAATAAAAAGAACAAATCTTGTTTATTTGTTTGAAAAATATAATTACAATATATGATTTCCAATAAACTGCTCACCGTAATACATCAAGCACGTTACTCATATGTAAATGAGGATGCTAAAGAAATATATGTATGGCACGGTACTAATGAAATTAATATATATAATTACCTTGGTGAAGATATTGGTAAATTTAATATTATAAATTACAATAAAGATGATGTATATAAGAAGTATGAATCTATAAATATAAGAGACGTAACCCTATCTATTGATGATATTGTTTACTCAACATATAGAAAGACTAATGAGTAGACGCAAAAGCTCTAAAAAAACACAAAGAAAAGAGTTAATGGATGTTATATGCACTAATATTGCGTGCGTAATTTTAGAGGAAGGGTTGTATCCAGGTACCAAAGATTTTGATGTATTATATCAAAAACTTATTCAATCTATATCTGATCAAATCAAAGTCAACGTTATAAAAATAATACGCAAGACTATCGATTCTTAAAGTGTTTACTTACTCGTTTTGATGGTACTAGACAATAATTATACCAGGTGCAACCATCACAATATTCATCATTTTGATACCAAATATGTGGTTGCTGGCAAGTACCACCATTAGGTATCTGACATTGATTAGGGCCACCTGTAAATAATTCCACAAAAGTTTTGAATGATTCGTATGTATTTTTTGTTGCAAGCTCTTCTTGTTTTTTCAATAAAAACTCTTCACTTTGTAGATAACTAGTATTATCAACTTTTTTCTCACGCTTATTTACTTTCTTAATTTTGTTACGTACAAGTACAATATCATCAACTTCAGGTAGCTTAGCCTTTATTTTTAACTTGTCACGAACTTCTTGCTGTGAAAGACCTTGTTTGAGAAGTTTCTTTGCCTTACTACTTATAAAATGTTTTTCTAGTTCTTCTAAAGATCCAAATTTTGCTATCTTACGTTCAAATGGTGGACCATACATGTAATGACGTTTACCGGTGATGAGACAAGTAAGGTAGCCCGACTTAGGTTTTTTATTGGATGGTTTACTCATTGCTTATAGATCTTATGAACATCTGTTGATTCTTTCAAGAATTTTCTTGATGTTTTTTTGGTTCCCAATATAATAGAGGGGTCGGATATAACCATCTACAAAAATGCAATTAGATCTGCAAAAACATAATACATTTCAAAAAGTTGAAGACATCCAAATACCTGATATTTTTTATCGTAAGATGAAATCGGGTATAAATGAGATTGATAATTTATTTACAGATGGATTTTTACCAGGTGGTGCATTTACATTAACAGCAGCTCCTGGATGTGGTAAAACAACGTTAATGTTGCAAATATTAAACGGTCTATCAGACAATTACAATGTCGGGTATGCTACAGGTGAAGAAAATATTTTTCAGCTAGCATATACATCAACAAGAATAAATTGTACAAAAGTACCAATTGCAAATATAACAGATGTCGACTTGTTGATCGAAAAAACAAAGAACCTTGATTTTCTCGTTATTGATTCATTTCAATCATTAACAACATCTTCTAAATTTAATTCAAGAGAAAAGGAACAATATTGCGTTCAAGAAATAGTTAAAGCTGCTAAAACAAACGAATGCGCAATTTGTTTTATAGTTCATTTAACTAAGACAGGTGTTATGAAAGGTAGCACTCTATTACCACACACTGTAGATGCTAATTTAGAGATTGTTCCAATGGAAGGTTATGAAAATGATGGTGGTCGCACAATATTTTTCAGTAAAAACCGATACGGTCCATGCAACATCTTGAATGCGTTTATAACACTCAATGGTTACGATTTCACAATAAAGAAGGAAACTAATGAAGAAGCAATGTCTGTAAAGAGTAAAAAGAAGAATAAACTATATACTGCAATTCTAAATATGACTGGTGAAATTACAGTATCAAGAATTGTTGATAATATTGATGTAAATGTTATTAAAGCTAATACGTTATTGAGAGAACTCACACAATTAGGTAAGATTGTAAAAATTGGAAGAGGTAATGATGCAACATGGAAGATTGTTGAACAGGTGGTAAATATCGATGTATGAGTAACATGTCGAACCCAATCCAGAAGGAAGCTTTATTGCGATCAGTATCTGTGGAGTGGGTTAATAACGGTAACCCACAGTTTGTTACACTCACAGAGTGGGGTAATAAAGAAGGTGCTGATTTTGTGTCTCATAATCTAGCAAGTATCCAGCTAACTAACCAGCAACTTATTGCTTTAGTTAATTGCGTGACTAAGATATTAATGTTCAGAAGTAATAATAATTGATTTTATTTGGAAACCATATAACATAGACGTGTATGCTCATATCACACGAAGTACCAATTGATCTTTTAAACAAGTCGTTAGGTTTTAACGATTACAATTATTGTCTCGTCCATTTATGTGAACTGCATAAAGATTACGAGCTTTTTTATCAAGCATCTCGTACAAACGGTAAAGAGCTTTTACTTGATAATTCTATATTTGAATTAGGTAAAGCTTTTGATCCAAGCAAATTTGCTCATTATGTCGACAAACTCCGACCGACTTATTATGTAATACCTGATTCATTGGAGAATTACGAAGAGACGGTTATCAACTACAAATCTTTTATCACCACATACAAAGATTTACCAGGTGCGAAGATTGGTGTAGTACAAGGTAAGACTTATGACGAAATGATCAATTGTTATAAGTTTATGTCTGATAATGCAGACTATATTGCATTAAGTTTCGATCTTAGCCTTTATCAAGTTATAGGTAAAGGTGATAGTAAGTTAAAGAGACAATGTACAGGTAGACAAATGCTTGTTAAGATGTTGTTTGATGATAGTATTATCAATTATGATAAACCGCATCATTTACTCGGTTGTTCTCTTGCTAAGGAGTTTTCATGGTATAACCAATTTAATTGTTTTAGATCTTGTGATACATCCAACCCTATTGTAGCAGGTATTCTTGGTTATACATACAGTGGTACGTTTGGGTTACAAAACAAACCATCTATTAAGTTAGCTGATTTAATTGAGCATAAAGTCACCGACATTGAATACAATAGAATTGAATACAATGTCAAACAATTTAGAAAAATGGTTAATGGTAATTAAAGACCAGGTATATAAATTCATATGTGACTAATGACCAATTAGATGAATATGCAGATTTTTTGCTGAATTATCTAAATGGTACATATGAAGAATATATTATATTTGAACATTTAAGAGATAGTACAGAAATAGATTGGTATAAATCAGATAAGCTGTTACTAATGTACAATATTGTACAAGATTGTAACAGCTTTTTTATTGAAAAAATTAAAAATCCCGATGATATTAAATTATATATTGAGTACGTTAACAATATGTATAACATGTTTAACGAACAAAGTGAGGTAAAAGATTTATTAACACCTCAATTGTTTGTTTTAGGTACAATCTTATCACCTCTACTTATTTTAGGGTAAGAAGATATTTAAGTTTATTGATTTGTGCTAACATTTCATCACGTAGATTATACAAATCAGAATTAGTAGCTGGGTTATATTCATCTTGTGATAGTAAGTTATTTGTTAAATACTCTACAGTTTTTTCTACAAATTCTGCAACATTACTATCACTATAATCGTAAAGTTTACTTTCGTAACCACCACTAAAATTAAAAGTACGACCATATTTACCGATATAAACTTCAACAAACATATCAATGAGATCATTCAATTCATCGTATATTTTGCCAAATGCTTCATGCTGAGCAAAACTATTAGTTTGCCAATGGAATAATCTAAGTTGATTTAATATAAAAAGTAAGTTAACTATTTTCATTTAAAATATTTATTTTAACACTTCGAGAAGTAAATATTATATGATAGGTATGGTAAACATAAAACAAGAAGACATATTTATGGTCAATGACTATAAAGTAGCTATTACTAAAAATGGCACAACTGTTTGCTTCTTGAAAGATGTAGCTGATAAAAATTTAGAAATTGAACAGTTTGTTAAAAATACAAGACCTATAGTTAAGTATTTGTACGACGAGGGGTTTATAATTAAAAAGTCTGTAAAAGTTTGTATTTTGTCTAACAAATAATATGAGTAAATTCTGTATTTTGGTACCGTATTCCAATAGAATAGAACATAACACTGACTACGAACTTAGAAGATGCGAATTTAATGGTATCGATGTTAAGCGAATACCAGGTTATTCAGCTATTGACCAGGCCCGCAACCGTATAATTTACGATGCTTTGCAGGAAGGTTATGAGGGTTTTCTTTGGATTGATAGTGATATTGATTTTAAGTATGAAGATGTTCTTAAAATTAAATCGCGAAATGTAGATTTAATCGGTGGAGCATATTCATTTAAAGGTTACCCTCAATTAACCATTCAGCTATTTGATAATCAAAACGTTATATTTGATTGTGAAAACGGTGGTATAGTAGAAGTGCAAGCTGTTGCAACAGGGTTTATGTATACCACTGCATATCTATATAAAGTCATGCAGGAAAAATTGGAGTTAGAATTGTGCAACACATCTTTTGATGCCCCCCAAATACCTTTCTATCATCCTAACGTTTGGAGTTATGATAACCAACACTACTATTTAGGTGAAGATTTTTCTTTTTGTTTTAGAGCTAGACAAGCAGGTTTTAAAGTATTTTTAGATACATCTATTAAATTGGGTCATATAGGTAGTTACACTTATAAATGGGAAGATGTTACCAACCCTTCATATTATAATCCAGAAAAAGTAATTGGTTTTACATATAGTGAAAAAAATAAAAGTAAGGGTTTAAGTTCTACATTAAATATATCTTGATTTCCTTAGTCAAATCGCTTAATATCTTTGCAAATTAAAAATGCCTAGGTGCCCCGAATGGTAAGGGACCAGTTTTGTAAACTGGCGGCGAAAGCCAACTGCAGGTTCGATTCCTGTCCTAGGCTCCAATTTTATAAAATGTATGCGGAATTGCAAATTGTGTAACAACGAAGTAGAGCAAGCTCGAGTTGAAATACTTGATAGTCATATTTGCAGTAAATGTGCACCTAACGTTAAGCAGGTAGCAAGAAAAGGTATAATGGTATACGGTCATAAAACTGCAGGTACTGTACAGATTGTATCAGCAGAATCTTTTCAAGATTATCGTAAATATGCACCATATGGTCGTAATACTGGTAGAGGATCTGGTATACATAGGGTGACTAAAACAACAAGTTGTATGTAGTATGCTTATTAAAAAACAAGAGTTAAACAATAAAAGATATCGTAAATTAATATCTGAGTATAATAAACTCTTGGATAAGAGGTGGAGCATTGCTTCAGTTAAACTTGACCAACCTATACCGCACGGTTACGTTAGATACCTTCAAATTCGCCCTGAGAATCGTTTACGTGGAGATTACAAGGAAATAAAAAAAGCTTTTGATCTTGTCGGTTTCAAATGTGTTTATAGTAAAACCAAAGATTTTAAAAGAATAAACAGAAAGAAAGAAGTCATACCTGAACTTCATGCATATTTACAATATGTTTTAGATCCAAGGTATCGTCTCTTTGCAAGACAATCTAAACGTGAACTCTACGAACAGGCTATAAAAGATTGTGACAACCATCTTAAACTTGTAGAGAGTGCAATTGCATGCAACTGTTGCATGAGCAAAAAAGAAAAACACTTTACACCCCATTATGAGTTTAGACAGCCATGGCTACTTGAAGAGAAAACTGAACAGAGATGGTTAACCCACTATAGACCTATTGATTCAGATATTGAATCAAGATTATCTGAAATTAAATCTATACTTTATAACGAACATGCATGGGAGAAGTTAGGTGGTAGATTTAGAGATAAGAGTATGTACGAGGATTATGTATATTTAAAAGGTAAAATTCACGGGTATTTACATGGTTACCCTACACCCCGTATTGATGATATTTACGATTGATTATGAACGGGAGAAAACGATGTAATTGGATAGAGACTGCAATGCGTTTAGCGCATGATATTGCAGACTATCGAAGCGAAGATCCGAATACTCAAGTAGGTGCCTGTGCAATTAAACACGATTCAAGTTTATTTCTTGGATATAATGGTGCACCTAGTGATGTGGAGATTAACTGGAATGACCGAGAGGGTAAACGTAAGCGTGTGATACATGCTGAAGCTAACGTTTTGAATTTTGTCAAACCAGGTGAAGTAAAGATACTAGCCGTTACCCATTTACCGTGTATAGAGTGTTTGAAAATTATTAAACAGAAAAAAATTGATACTGTTTATTTTTGTAGAACATTAGAAAATTATCAACCAGATGAGGTTTATAAGATAGCAACTGAATTTTCAATAAAATTGGTTCAAGTTTTTCTTGAACCATCTACAAATACACATACTATATATAGGTTATGAAATTACCTATCTTGTACTCTCGTACCAATACGGGAGCTATACAGACATGGACGATTGAGATCCATGAAAATAAATACAGAACACATTATGGTCAGTTAGATGGAGCTATCCAAACAACAGAGTGGACTGTATGCAAAGGTAAAAACGTAGGTAAAGCTAACGGTACCACAGATAATGAACAGGCCTATAAAGATGCCCAAGCTTTATGGAAAAAGAAAAAAGCAAGTGGTTGCTTTGATCATATTAAAGATATTGATAATTTTACTTTTACTGAGCCTATGCTTGCTAAACAGTATGAGGATTATGCAGATGATCTAAGATACCCTTTATATAGTCAACCTAAGTTAGATGGTATTCGTTGCTTGGTGAAAAAAGATGGTATGTGGAGCCGTAATGGTAAACCTATTATTTCTGCACCGCATATTTTAGATGAATTAAAAGATTACTTCGACAAACACCCTAACACAATTTTAGATGGTGAGCTTTATTGTGATAGATTATCACATGATTTTAATAAAATTTGCTCGCTAGTAAAAAAGACTGTACCTACAGTAAAAGATTTTCAAGAGAGCGCTGAAACAATACAGTATTGGATATACGATATAGTAGATTCAAAACTTAACTTTGAAGATAGATACACTCAATTTGAAAGTATAACACCAACAAAGAGTATTCGCAAAGTACCTACAACTTTAGCGTATACGACCAATCAATTAAATTCTTTATATGAAGAATACGTTGAAAAGGGGTATGAAGGTCAGATGGCACGTTTGAATAGACCTTACGAAAACAAAAGAAGTAAGTATTTACTTAAACGTAAAGAATTTAAAGATTCTGAATTTACTATTCTCGGTATTTTTGAAGGGGAAGGTAACAAGACAGGTATGGCTGGTTACATGACTTTTAAAAATCATAAAGGTATAGAATTTAGAAGTAACATTAAGGGTGATCGTGAATACCTTAAAGAGCTTTGGAAGAATAAGGATAAATATATTGGTAGAAGTGCTACTGTAAAATATTTTAACCTCACACCAGGTGATGAGGTACCAAGATTTCCATACGTTATTAATATTGATAGGGAAAGTTACGAATAAAAAATATTAAAAAAGTTCTTGAATTCAAAAAGGAACTTGTATAATATCTTGGTAGTTAATAAGAACATTATTTGTTCTTAAGTTCTTTAATAATTTTAGCCTAAGTGGCGAAATGGCAGACGCAGCAGACTTAGTTTTTGAGTGCACTGAAGGAAACTTCGGATGTAGAACCAATCAAATTCGGGGAAACCTTAGCTGGCAATCCCGAGCCAAGCCTACTAAATAGGAAGGTGTAGAGACTAGACGGTTGGAACCTAAAATCGTGAGATTATGGTTAAGGTATAGTCCAGACCACGAACTGTAAAGGTAGTGAAAACTATA